GCATCCGGCGTAACTCCACAGCGGATGGCGCCAACTTGCCCGGCAAGTATAAGATGCCAAAGACTCGCGGTTAATAAATACCAGTAACACCACTTGAGGATCGGATCCTCAAGTTTGTAGTATAGATAAGAAAAGCAAAGGAAAAATCTATTATGGCCAAAAAGCCTACCACCCCTAAAGAACCTATCTCGGCTGCTGAGGAAAATCCTTGGCAAGACGCTGAAGTATCAGTGATCCCCACTGAACTCAAGCCTATTGCAGAACAGGTCAAAGAAACAATTGTCCGGCACAAAACAGAAACAGAATATGACTTGGAAGGTCTTATGAATGACTTTCCTACAGCCACTGAACTGGAACGCTTTGTGTATGACCAAACCGGCTTTACGCTTAACCTCAAAGGTCGTGCGCAGAAGCTCAAGTATCAAGTGGCTATGGATGTACTCAATGGCGAAACAGTAGATGCCAAATTCACCAGCGGTGAAAACCCCTACATTGATCGTGCTGAACTGGTGCCAGTGGAAGACCTAAAGGATCCTGCTCCGCGTGATCCTACCTTACCCGCTGAAAGTGAACTACAAAACCAATTCTACAGTCCATTCATTCCGCATCCAGATCCTGAATATCGTGCCCGTAACAAAAAGGTTCACACTGTGTTTAAGAAATACAAGAACGGTATGATTAGCTATGAAGTTATTGGTCCTATTGAACCTAAAGCCATTGGTGAAAAGATGGACAAGTTTGGCAAGATCCGTCCTGAACTGATGTCGTGGGTTGATCCACGCACAGGCGAGCAAGTGGTGGTGCGTAGAGATGGCACAATGACTCCACAAGGTCGTAACCTGCGTGCCTTGATGCAGAAGATGCGTGTGAACAATACCAACCATTGGGAAATGTGGGTCAACCGTGATTTTGTCAATATGGAAGGTGGCGAACTGCGTAACCCTTGGGACACAGGCGATGAGTAATGCGCGATAACGAAATCCATCAGGCCTTAGAAGCTCGTCGTGCGCAGGATACCCGGATCGAACAAAAGATCAATGCCGCGCACCGCGAAGCTTTCCATCTGAAGTTTCCTGGACAGATAGAACACTGTATGCGCCTGGTAGCTGAAAGGCTACAGACTGGACTCCGCAAGGATAGTGATATGCAACTAAGTGATGGCTCAGCCAAAGATCTCAGCAGGGCCTTGCTTAACCTTTGGACCATACACCAAGACCTTAAGGACTAAGCGTGATCGATTCAGCTGTGCTTATGCGTAGGGCTGTGCGCTGGACTATGGAAAGCAATGACCTCAAGCCTGAAAGTCTTGGCCTAATGGACCACACCACTCGAGATCATTTTGAACAGTTGGCTATTGCTGTAGCAGATGATATGCTGTACAATCAGCTGAAATATTTTAGGCCATTTGAACATCAAAGGAAATTTTTTGAAACATTTAATTCAGATCGCAGAGGAATACTTGCGGCGAACCGGATTGGCAAAACGGTATCCACTTGCTATGAAACAGCTATGCACCTTTGTGGTCAGTATCCTGATTGGTGGAGTGGTCATAGGTTTGACCATCCAATCGTCGCAATGGTTAGTGGTGAAGGTTGGAGCCAAGTCGCAATGGTTCTACAAAATGAACTACTAGGCACACAGGACATCAAGATCCGGGATGCCCTGGGCACAGGTGCAATACCCAGATCAGCCATTATAACAGAAACAATGCGATCAGATGGTGCCAACTGTATGGGTGTAGAAATACGCCACCCTCGGGGCAAGAGCTACCTGCTGTTTGCCAACTACACACAGGAAGTGCGTCAAATGCAGGGTTTCAAACTGAACCTAGCTGTGTTTGATGAACAACCTCCAGATGATTTCTTTAGTGAAATAGTAACTCGTACAGCCACAACACAGGGCAAGATCCTATGCTCGTTTACGCCCCTAAAAGGATTGAACGGCTTGGTATCAAAATTTTGGAATCGTGAAGAGGGCTATGATTTCATAAGAGTCGCTTGGTCAGATGTGCCCGAATATGATCCTTGGGGCGAACCATTCTTGTTGGCCGAAACTCGAGCGCAGTTAGAACGCGATTACTTGCCGCACGAACGAGAAGCCCGTATTGCTGGTAAACCTGTGATGGGGCAAGGTGCTGTGTTTCAAATACGCAGTTGGCCTACTTACCGGACCGGAGACTACAATTTCCGCGAAATGAACAATGTGCATAGGATCATAGCACTTGACCTGGGCTTGGTCAATGACCGTACTGTGATCAGTTTAATGTATTGGAATCCTTTGGAACGCACAGCTTGGTTACACCGCCAGATCTGTGTGTCAGGCATAGAAGAAGCCAATCCTACCAACTACATCAATCACTTGATGCGACCAGAAGTGTTTGGCACACCCATAGTGCTACCGCCTGATGCGGGCACACAGGGCCGCTACACTATGAGCGCACTCAGTATCCGCGAACTGTTTGAACAGTATGAACTGAATGTATGGCCTAAACCCATTATGAATCCGCCCGACGATCAAGGGCGCACAACCAACCATAAGGCCTATGGTATCAATATGATGCGTCAAATGCTAGAAGCAGGCACCTTTCAGGTCAATGAAAATTGCGTGGATTTCTTACGCGAAGCACAAAATTACTATGTGGATCCACAGGGCCGCTTTAGTGATCCAGATGACTGTATAGACTCAGCTCGCTATGCCCTGCTAGGATGCCTTAACGACATAGCAGAACCTTGGGACAACCGCACACCGCGCGAGCGTATGGCCGCACAACGCGATCGTTATATACAAAAACCCCAACCCAATGCAGAATGGAAGCGCACCTTTGATCCCAACAACTAACGCTAACTAGGCCTGGATCCTGTAGTCTTACTAAATAACTGATACAGGATCCTACCCACAATGTTAGATATAAAAAACCGAGTTATCAGTCAGTTGAATCAAAACAATGCTACGCTTAGTCGCTTTGTAAAACTCAAGAGTCAACTGGATACAAAATGTGCCGCTTACTTACGCTATTTAGGAACAAAGAACGCTGTCAATCGTGCCAGTGATTATCATTATCTTTGTCTAGCTGTAAATGAATCTACAGCACCAGTCAATGGTATCGATTACATACACCCAGTGGTCAAACCCTGCGTGGACTATGTTACTGCTGTTATAAGTAAGGGCCTGGCACCTAATGGCGAAATCAACTTTGACTTTGTTCCCGACAATGAATATGATGACGAAGCGGCTCGTCAAGCTACCAATATGGTCAGCCGTGTACTAAATGAAGAAAATGACCCGCACTTTATCCTACAGCGTTGGATTATGGACGCTTGTATGCACAAGAATGGTATGCTTATGATTCTGCCACGGCGTGAACAAGTTGTTCGTTATGTAGAATCAACTGGCACAGCAGATCAACTCAAAGCATTTGAAGCACAGGCCGAAGATTCTGGCTTAACTGTGCTACGCCAAAGCCGTCGTAAACAAAGCGTAGATATGGCACAGGTCTTGAAAGAAATAGAACAATTTATGGCCGGTGTGCCTGAAACAGATCGTGCTGCCACTGTACAAAGCCACATTGATGCGGCTCGTGCTGTAGGCGAAGGTTCTGCAGAAGAATTTGCACCCGAAGAAGTCAGTACAGAATTAGAAGCCGGTGAAGATGCCATTACAGAAGCCATTAACCGCAATACCGTTTACACAGCTAAGTACAAACTGACCGGTTGGAGTTTGCATATCAAATTCCGCAATATTGCTCAGCACTATTGGATATGTGACCCGACTGTTCAAGAAATGAAAGACCAAAGCTTCTGCGGATTCTATGATCCAATGAGCATTCAAGAAGCTGTTCAGCTGTATCCACAGTTGCAAGACCATATGGAGGAGTTCCGTGAACACGCTGAATACAATCAAAACGGTGCTTACCAAGCAGGCAGTGTTCTCAATAATTTGGCTATCCACGCCCGTGACAGTGTTCCTGTTATGGGTATTCCAGTAGAATCCGGAGTAGGAGCAGATCCCGACAGCCGTCAGATCACAATCCTTACAGTTTGGGACCGCTATGACATAGACGGCGATGGCGAACTTGAATTGATCGAAATAGTATTCAGTGGTAGCTACATTCTCAGCGCCAAAGAAGTAGAATTTATTCCAGTGGCCAATATGTGTCCAAAACCCTTGCCTGGCAACTTTTATGGAATGAGTATCGCTGAATCAGTAGTGCCAATGCAAGAGTATATGACTGCTGGACATCGCAGTGAAATCTTATTGGGCTTGTTGACAGCTACTCCGCGCTTGGGTGTCAAACCCGACAAGGTCGACTTTGAAATGCTACAGGATGGTGAAGCCGCTATCTTTATCTTGGATCCCAAATTTGATCCTGCAACCGATGTGTATCCGCTACCACCTCCAGCAGGTAATCTGGGCTTTATTGACAACGCAATGACCCGTATGCAAAGCGATACGCAGGCCATTATTGGTATGACTACTCCTCAAGATGTGTTTAACCCCGAAGTAATGAGCGCAGGCAATTCAGGTGCCAAGTTACAAATGGCACTTGGACCAAATCAAATCATTCAAGACAATGCTGTGCGTAACAGTGCTGATGGCCTTAAAGAAGCCATCTGGTTGGTCTGGCGTACCTTGATACAGTATGGTGATGATTACAGTGTCAAAAAGCTGGCGGCTATGTATCATCCAGATAGCAAACCCATATTCTTGGACTATGAATCTTGGGATGATATGAACTTTTGCGATCGCAAACTGATGCACATTGAATTGGCCTTGGGAATGATGAGTGAAGAAAACCAATTACAGCGTCAACAGATCATTAACCAAACACAAACACAGTTGTACACACAAGTTTCGGGACTGGTTGCTCAAGGCACACTTACACCTGAAATGTACAAGAAGATCAAAAAGCCATTTGCTGATACTCTTTATGTGTTGGGTGTCAAGGACTGCGATACATACTTGCCCACAGATGATGAAATTGTAAAAATGATTGATCAAGGATCCAAAGCAATGGCAGCCAAAGAACCTACACCAGCTGACAAGAAAGACCTGTCACAGGCCAAACTCAATGATGCTAGAGCACAACAAGTGGCAGCCGAAGTTGCTGGTAGCGATGCCGAAAGTCAATTGGACTTTATGGCTATGGCACAAGGTAACCCGAAAGTTTATAACTGATGCTGACACCAGAAACCATTGATGCTTTTAACACACGCTTGACTGTGAACCTAAACACAATCAAGGCGATGAAACCAGCACAACTGGATCAGGTCAAAAGCCAAGGCAGTGTAGCAGAATCCCTGTTGAAAAATCGTGACTTGGCCCTGTTCATACACCAGTACAAATTTGAATGTCTAGATAGCCTGACAGCTATTACTGGACACACTGAAGAAGATAATAATCGCCGCATTGGGATTTCCAACCAATTGACCGGCATTGACGGTTTTGTAGCATCGCTCCAACGAGCGGTGTATATGAAAAATCGCGTGGTAACTCTGCAATCAGAACCCGCGCCTAACTCTAAAGGAAATGAAGTCTTATGATAGACAATATCACGCCTAACGACACTCCAGTCGCGGCCACTGAAAACACTGCGGTGCTTGGATTAGATCAAATAGCCGCGAAAATGGACGCTATGAAAGCAATGACATTGCGTAACCAAATTCGTGACTCTAACGAGCCCGTGACAGGTGATGAAGCTGAGGCAATGGCTGAGTCCCCTGTGGCACCAGAAGGCAGCGATGCCGAGCCAGAAGTTGCAATATCGGAAACAGATGATTTGGACAGCATTGAAGAACCAGAAGTCCCTGACAGTGATGACGCTGAGGTAAACTCTGATGACGCAAACTCCACGCAAGATGACTTGATTGATTTTATTGAATTCGCAGAAACTAATCCGAACGCCAAGTTCAAGTTTATGCGCAACGGTAAAGAAGTCATCATCGATGCTAAGAAAGCTGCCAGTATCCTAGGTCAAGGTGGAGCAATACACGAAGAAGCAAGACAGTTAAAAATTGATAAGAGTGAATTTGAGGAATACTCAAAAGGAACTCGTGATCGTCAAGAAGGTTTACTCTTGGCAATGGAATTTACTGTGCAACCCAAGCTACAAACGGCCTATGACGAAATTATTCGTACACAAGGCTATCAGACCACATTCCAACAACAGTTGGCTCAAACACAGGATCCAGGTCAACAGGCCCGTATCCAAGCTAGTATGGCTCAGAACGAGCGATACATCCAGCAACAGAGTCAAGTGATACAGCAATTAAAGCCTGCTGTAGATCAGTTTAAGGATATCCGTCGTCAGCAAGTAGCAGAAGTTCTGGATCGTAACCGTAAGGCGTTTACAGATAAAGAGTTGAAAAACGAATATGTGTTTAATGAATTGCGTGACAAACTCACAAAAGTTTGGCCAGAAGCACAAGGTGAAATTATGCCAGGAATAAAGAATCTGGACCTGATCTCAAGCGACGAGCGCCTATTGGCTCTGGTGCGTGATGGGCTCAAGTTCCGTGATCGTTCAACTACCCGACAGGCCGGCAACTCAGCCGCTGCCTTGACTGGTCGTAAACAATCAACTCCTAACAATCGCAGTCAAGAAGAAAACTTGAATCAACTTCGTGAACGAGCCAAGGGCGGTGATAAAAAAGCCGCGGACAACCTGCTAATGCAACAGCTCTCAAAATTGCGAGCTGCCAGAGGCGGTCGTTGATATAAATGCTTAAAATTCTAGGAGAATAAAATGGCAGAAATTACAACAAGTCAAATTGGTAACGGCACAACAGCGTACGGCGCTGATATCGTTGTCAAAGACTTAGACTTAGATGTTTCAAATCGTGTAAAAGACGATACCCCTGTATTGAATATGTGTATGACTAAAAAGCGTAAAGTAAACAGTACTTTGCCGCTATGGACAGACGACATCTATCGCTTGCCTGATGTTCAGGCTTGGCAAGAAGGCGCTCCTGTGTCTACTTCAAATGCAGAAAGCAACAGTCGTTACAACTTAGCAAACTACACACAGATTTTTGCTACAACAGTAGCGGCAAGTGGTACAGCTCGTGCTGTAATGCAGTCCGGTGGTGATCCACAGGCTTACCAAGAAGTTAAACAGCTGATCGAATTGATGTTCGATGTAGAACAACAGTTGGTTCGTAATGACCAAATCGGTACACAGTACGGTGGTCAAGCTGGTACAGCAACCAGTGCCTATGGTAACACAGCACAGTACACTGGTCGTCGTATGGGAAGTTTGAGTAGTTTTGCAGGAACACAAAGTTTCAACACAACAGCATCAAGTGGCACAACAGGTATTACAACCAATGTGAACAATGCGTCAACTGACAGCTCAACTGCTACAGCCAACACATTCACAATGAACAGTAACGGTACCACATTCTACACAGGTACATTTACAAACCAGTTGTTCTCACCAATCCTGTACAAACAGTTGGTTACAACTGCTGAAGAGCGTTACAATGCTAAGATTCGCACTATCGTGGCGCCTACAAGCCTGCGTACATTGCTGAGTGATACATTCCCAACATCAAGAACCATCAACCGTGTAAACTCTGAGCGTGGCGACACAATCCAGACTTACGAAGGCGACTTCAATTACACATACGAGATTTTTGATAGCTGGATTATGGATCAAGCTGGTGTAAGCAACAGTATCTACTTCTTGAATGAAGAAGTGTTACAATGGGGCTCCCTGCGTGACCTTGGTCCTAACAACGAAGTGTTCAGTAATGCTGACGCTAGTTTAGACCAGTTCATTATGGAAGGCACATTGATTGTTCGTAACCCAGCAGGCGTAGGTATGTTGAATAACATTTCTACAAGTGGTGCAAGCGTAACAACAGCTCGTCCAAGCGCATTGGTTCAAAGAGCAACAAACACTTACTAATCCTCGGGATTGTTAAGTTAAGACAAAAGGCCTTCGGGCCTTTTGTTGTTTGTATAACACCGCTATTACAGGACTCGACTAAATATACATTATGAGCCAAGACCAAAATAAACCTGAAATTATTGATGCAAGCCAAGTAGATTATGACTATGACTATTTGCGACAAGATGCTGGCGGTATTATAACCACGCACAACGGGGTAGCAGATCGCTTACTCAGCAAAAACGACAAGTTATATAATGAAATGAAGGGTAATTGGACCCGCACAGGTTGGAATGGCAACAAGAATATCAAAGTAACAACTGGGCGACAAGATGGTAAGTTTTACATCACACGCGAACAGATGAATACCGAATTGATCAAACGGCGTTGCGCTGAATATCGCGCTGGCGCAGAAGCAGGAATGCTTGATCCCTTGGCACCCTTGATGCCAGATGGTAGCATTGGCTACAAATGGATGGACTTGCCCGATGTTATTGCTATTAGAATTAGTGATCAATATTTTGATGGCTTGCCCTGGGCTGTGTTAAAAAACGACCGGACACTCAAAGCACAATTTTATCGTGTAGTGCAACGGGAATACGCAGAATACATTTGCTATCCAGGTGGCAAGCTACCTATTCCTATTGATGTTCCATATCCAGCTAAATCTGGCGAAACAAAATTCTTTAAGGGCATTTAATTATGTTTGTAATCCCAACAGCCGACAGTCTTGTAAGCTATCTACTAGATTTTACAGGATCAAGTAATGAAACAGAAATCCGTCAGTGTATTTTTCAAGCTGAACTTAATATGCGTAACATTGAGTTACCAGCCCTGAGAACAGACCCTTACACTACCTTTGGCACAGTTGGTCAAAACCAATGTATGCCAATTCCCACAGATATGAACAAGCCAATCTTGTTCTTTAATCAAGGCAATACAGGACAACAAAACAACACAGGTCCTTGGATTGTGTATGATCGTGTGGGTGATCGTGATATTATTACTATGGGCTTGATTGCCCAACTATATTTACAGCCAGTCAATGTGCCACAGGTTATCCGTGGCAAGTTTAGTGAAGTAGGACAAAACTATCAGTTCCTGCCGTATCTGGGTGAAGGTGCTGTGTTGAATCTTTATTACTATCGTGCTTGGGATCTCCTGTTTACTCCTGTTTCTGGTGGTGAACCTGGACAAACCATACAGACCAATCCGGTGTTACAAACTTGGCCTGAAGGTTATATCTATGGCAGTCTAGTTGAATACTATGTAAAACGACACAGTCCAGAAGATGCCGCTATGTACAAGGCCAAGTTTGATGAAGCTTGGCGCACAGTTGAATACCAAAATAGCCTGGGCAAATGGTCGGGTGGACATACTAGAATGACTAGTATATTCCAGCCACGCAGAGACCGCCAGTATGCGGTCAAGTAAGGAACCAATCAATGTCTAATTCAAGTTTATACAACTACAGCGCCGTTGGTAATGCAACCATACCCAGCAACAACAACACCAGTCTTTACAATCCTGGTGGTGGCAATGCTATTCCTATCAATGGCAATATTAATGCCAACAATGTCAATGTTTCAAACAATGTTACGGTAGGTGGACAGGTCAGTGTTACAGGTAATATTACAACAGCAGGTTATTTTATTGGTGATGGTGGTTTATTATCAAACATAGCCAGTAGCTACGGCAATGCCAATGTGACTGCTTTTTTACCTACTTACACAGGCAATCTGGCCGGCAACAACCTGGCCTTGCAAGGTGCGGCTGCTGTAACAGGCAACATTACTACCAGTGGATACTTTTTTGGTAATGGTAGTCAACTAACTGGTATTGCCGCCAGCTATGGCAATGCCAATGTGGCTGCTTTTTTACCTACTTACACAGGTAACCTGGCCGGTGGTAATCTTGCTGTCACAGGAGATATCACGGGCAGTAACATAGTCATCACAGGAGGTCTTACAGCACAAGGCGATGTCAGCACTTATGCCAATCTAAGGACTCTGGGCGCACAAGGCAATATTGTGGGTGCTGATTATGTCAGTGCCAATTACTTTGTGGGTGATGGTCATTTGTTGACCAATGTAGCAGGCACAGGATATGGCAATGCCAATGTGGCTGCTTTCTTGCCCACATATGGTGGCAATGTTGCAGCCACTACGGTGTTTGGCAACAATGTGGCCATTCAAGGTAGCGACTGGGCACAGTTACAATACAATCCAGATGGTGTACCACACAGTCAAACAGACATAGGCACAGGATCTTGGTTTTATTTAGATTCAGCTGGCGCCGCATTTGAATCAAACACTACTGGCACAGTAAAAACAGTATTTTTTGGCAATGATGGACAGGTAAGTGCAGAAGGTAACATAACTGGTGCAAATATCAACACAGGTGGGCAGGTAAGTGCCACGGGTAACATAACCGGCGCTAATATCTTAACCGGTGGCCAAGTAAGTGCTTATGGTAATATTGCCACAAGCGGTTGGGTCACTGCTCACGCAGGTATTACCACAGACTTTGGCGGAGTTAATGCTTTCTTTGGAAACATTACCGCACAAAATGGTGCGTTATCTGCACACACAGGTATTTCAACAGACTTTGGTAATATTCAAGCCTTAAATGGCAATGTCAGTGCTTCGGGCAATGTAACAGGTGCTTATATTTTAGGTAACGGAAGTCAGTTAACTGGTATTACTGCCACAGCAGGTGGTTCAAACACACAAATCCAATACAACAATGCCAACGCATTTGCTGGCAATGGTCTAATGACCTTTAATCAAACTACTGGTAATATCAACCTGGGCAATTTGGTCATAAACACCAACAACATACAGACCAATGTGGCCTTGGATATGAGTCAAGCTACAGGTACCATTGCCAACGGCAATAGTGTACCTTGGCGTATTACCATTGGCAATGGTTATCAAGGTTCGTTTAGTCCCCAATATAACTATGTTTCACCGTACGATGCTTATCCACGAATACTAGCCGGTGATTATATGGTCATCCAACCTGGTGTGCGTAACACTATACAAACCAATCTGCAATGGGCCAATGTCAGCGCCAATCTTAACAATGGCACTACTCGTATTACAACTAGCCGTAATGTTTTGACAATGGGCGGCGGAACCAACAATAGTACTTTTACTACTAGTCAACAGACTGGAGCAATAGCATTAAGTGGACAATTGTATATTGGTGCCGCAGGCAGTACCACAGCCAATGCATTGAGTTCTGTGGGCAATATCACTATCAACAGTGGTATAGTAGGCGTATTTTCTGGAGCTCAAGTCAATGCAGGAAGTCTTGCCAATACAATAGGTGGTTATGTGACTCAATTAGCAGCCACTGATACCGGTGGCACTGCTGGTTATGGCAATGCTGTCAATGTGTATGGTTATTATGAATATATGAACAGTAATTTAAGCAATACTGCCAATATATCAGGTACTAATTTGTACATAGGTTATTACCATCCTGGCACAACTTCAGTTTATCCCAATGCCGGTCTAATGGGTTCCATAGCCCGCGGTGCAGGAAACACAGCCGCTCAACCGCAATACTGGGCCTTCCGCAATGATGACAACTTGGCACGATCGCGCTTGGGCTGTTTAGATAGATTCCATAATTATATGTATGGTAATCTTGCTGTCTCAGGCAATATGGTTGTTAATAAAAACAATGGTCAATCTCAACAATGGGTTTTAACTGGCAATGTTACTATTACAGGTTTCAGCAACTTTGTAACCAACACCGCTAGTCCTACCAGTGCGGTAGGCAATGTATATTCAACCGACACAGTTACTGTGTTGTTAAATCAAGGCACAACCGGTGGATACACAGTAACCCTGCCCAGTACAGCCAATGTCAAATATGCTGGTAATGTAAGAACCTTATCTACGACAGTTGCCAACAGCGTATCACAAATAACTGTTACAGCTTATCCACAAGGTGCCAATGCCATTTTACCACAAGAATATTTGATCACTGTAACATCAGGATTTGTCTGATATGATTGAAATAGGTGGCGGCATTACCATAGGTGGACAGATCATAATTGGTCCTGTACCTATCTATATAAAATATTTCGTTACCGAAGACGACAACTTTTTGGTGTCGCAAACAAATCAAAATTTTGTTGAGGAACAATAATGAGCAATATTAAATTTAGTCAATTACCCAATTTACCCGCTATCACTCCCAGTACAATTGTACCAGTGGTAGATAGCAATGTAAACTATACTGTAACAGCCGCTGAAATACAGGCCTATACAAATTCAACCACTGGTAACATTGTTGCTGGAAATATTACGGCCACTGGTCTTGTGATTGGCAATGGTAGTCAATTGACCAACTTGCCTGGAGCCAATGTTTTGGGTAATGTGGCCACAGCTGTCTATGCTACCTCAGCTGGCACAGCCAACACAGCTAATTCGGCAACGACAGCAGGATCTGCCAACACAGCTAATTCGGCAACAACAGCAGGCACAGTTACCAGCAATGCACAAGGCAACATTACTAGTGTAGGTACTTTAACTGGGTTGATTATTTCAGGCACACTAAGTGTAGGTAATAGCGTGGCTGTTACTGGACCACTGGGATCTACAGCCAATATCAGCACCACTGGCAATGTCTCAGGAGCTTATCTATTTGGCAATGGTAGCCAAATAACTGGGTTACCTGCCAATTATGGCAATAGCAATGTTACAACATTGTTGGCCACATTTGGAAGCAATACTGTATCAACTACAGGCAATATCTCAGGTGGATATTTTGTTGGTAATGGCAGTCAATTAACTGGTATTACAGTGACCACAAGTTATAACAATAGCAATGTTGTCTCACTATTATCTGCATTTGGTTCAAACACAATTGTGACCACAGGTAATATCACAGCAGGTAATTTTATTGGTAATGGCAGTCAATTGACCAATATCACAGGTGCCAATGTCACAGGCACAGTGGCCAGTGCGGCCACTGCCAACACAGCCGTTACTGCCACCACAGCGGTTACAGCAACATCGGCTACCACAGCTACAACAGCAACCTCAGCTACCACAGCAGGTAGTGCTAGCACAGCAGGTACTGTAACTGTAGCGGCACAACCCACAATTACCAGTGTAGGCACCTTGACTAATTTAAATGTTGCAGGCAATATTGATGGTGGCAATTTACGCACCGCAGGTAGTGTCAGTGCCACAGGAACCATAATTGGTTCAACTGTTCAAGGCAATGGTAGCGCAATGTCAGGCATAGTGACCAGCATTGTTGCTGGCACAGGTATTAGCGTTAATGCCTCAACTGGTGTTGTCACTGTTACTGCTACAGGTAATGGCGGCAGCGGAGGTAACAGTATTAGCAATGGAACCAGCAATGTAACAATACCAACTGCTAGTGGTAATATTTTATTTGGCGCTAATGGCAATGCCAATGTGGTTGTTGTAGGCGGTGATGGTGGTGCATCTCCATATGGTCCTGCTAAAGTAACTATTAACGGATCTTTAACAGTTCAAACTATTAATGGAGGAACAGGTGGATTTGCAACAGCTGGAGCTATTAGTGCTAGTGCCCCATATCAACAACCTCAAGCAACCAAGACAGGAACTAGCGCAGGTATACCAGGAACCATTTGTTGGGATGCCAATTATATCTATGTTTGCACAGCAAATAATGTATGGAAGCGTGTAGCATTATCATCATTTTAATTAAAGAATAAACAAAATGCCACAAACATTTACAGAAGTAGAAACACCATTTGCCAATATGAGTTTTACTCCAGATGTACCTTCGGCGGCCCTGGGACCAAACGAATTTAATTCAGGTGAAAATGTAGAAACAGATACTCGTGGTATTAGAGCTGTATTAGGTGATGAAGAAATCCTAAGTCAATTGACAGGCACACCAATTTTTATATCATCAGGGTATCGTGCCAATGATATATTTTGGTACATAGTTGCCACAGTAGATGATCTTGGACACGGTCGTTGGTATGCCTTGGATTCAGCTGGTATTACTGAAGTAACTCCAGGTGGTACTGGCAGTTATTTGACCAATTACTCATTTGATATGCCTATTACAGATAGCTGGAATGGCACTGTGTTGTTTATAAACGACAGCAAACATCCGCCAATGTATCTAACAGGTGATGCTATGGAATTTATTCCTTATAGTGATAATCCTTTAGGACCAGGTTATATTTGGAATTACAATCCTGATTGGTCAAGTCTTCGTGCCAATTTTATGCACCTGTATTCAACTCCCAATGTGGGGTCAATACTTATTGCAGGTGGTTTAGAAGCTACCAATGCTGTATCAAGTGTAATTGAAAAATATCCAACCACAGTGCGTTGGAGTCGTGCATTTGGTCTCAACTCAGGACCGGATACCTGGCAACCCACCATTACCAACATTGCCAACGAAGTAGAAGTTCCTGTGCGTGGTCCTGTAGTAGATGGATTTCCAATGGGCGGTAACTTTTATGTGTGTAGTTATTGGGACACTGTAATATTCTCACCAATCAACTATCAAAATACCAATGCTCCTGTGCTGGGTATCCGTTTGCTAACACAGGGTCGTGGACTCCTAAATGAAAATTGTTGGGCCAATGCTGATACCTTGGTTTATGGCCTGGATGCTAGAGATATCTGGGCATTTGATGGTTCAAATTTTAAGAGCTTGGGTAATCAGCGTGTTAAGAAATATTTTTACGAAAATCTAAATCCTGAATATAGTCAGCGAACTTATGTGGTTAACAACACACAAAAGAATCAAATTGAAATTTATTATCCCGACTTGGATTCAACAGGTTGGTGCAACCGGATGTTGAGTTATCGTTATGACCTAGACATATTCAACGCACCACGCGATGTAAGTAGTGGTAGTCACGCTGCCGAGGGTCCTATCTTTGAGTCAGGTGCGTTTAATGCCAGTAGTAGAACTGTAGTTTATACACGCGGTGTTGCTGACAGTAAAATTGTTCAAAAGGATCGTACTACCACATTCTTGGGACCCACACCTATTACCAGTCGATTCCGCAGAGACAATATTAGTCTTGGATTAAAATACAGTCAACAGGCCCTGTTGCATCGTATCTTGCCCGAAGTGGTTAATTTAGATATAGCAGGTTTACCAGTCAAAACCAATGCAGCCACAGGCAACATTACAGTTACCATTGGTGGTTCAAATTCAGTTGGACAACAACCGGTTGATCGACCTCCGGTGACTATGGCTATTGCAACCAATAATCCTTGGACACAGATAAATCAAAATGCATTTCGTGTCAACAGTATTGAACTAGGTGATACTAGTAGTACTCATACCTGGCAATGTACAGCTGTTAATTGGCAATTTACTCCAACCGAGGACAGCCGTTAATGACCACCTTTGCTGTAACTGATCCTGCACACACTATTGCAGCCATCAACTATGCCTTGAGTAATTTAGGCACAGGCAATGTCACAGGCAATACAACCATACCAGGCAATGTGTTGGTGGCTAATACCACCACAGGTGTAGTTAGTCAATATGGCAATGCTCGAGTATTTGGTTACATATATCAATGGGTCAATCTGCGTTACAGCAACAATTCAACCGGAGGTGGTGGCAGTTTTAGCACTGTGCCTACCAATGCCAATTACTATGGTGTATTCAACAGTGTATCCAGTGCTCCTAGTACTAACCCAACTGATTATCAATGGTATGAAGTTGCTGGCGGATTTGGTACCAGCAATTATTTGTTTTATAGTGCCATAGGTGGTCGACAGGTTCAATGGGCGGCAGCCAACACAGCACCCAGTAGTGCGTATGTACAATCTGTAGCCAATGTGGCCATTAACCTGGATATTGTAACCACAGCCAATGGCACACCGGGTTCGCGCGGCCCAGTAGTTATGGCCGATGTTGTTACCACAGCAGATCCAACAACAGCTACAAGTAGTCAATTAACTAGTTGGTTTAGCGCCGCAAGAGATGCTACCACGCCTCCAATAGGAACAGGCTTAACACCAGTTACAGGTGACACAGCCAGTTTTACCTATGCGGCCGGAGCAGGTCAACCACAAGCCAGTTATAACTACAATGGTAGTATTTGGGTTCCTGTTACAGGACAAGTAATATCAGGCAATGTCATAGTGCGTGGTACCATAGCCGGCAATGCAATGATTGCCAATACCATTACAGCTACACAAATTGCGGCTGACACAATCACCGGCGATAAAATTGCTGTCAACACTGTCACAGCCAATAATATTGCTACAGGCACAATTACTGCCACGCAGATTGCAGCCAACACCATAACTGGCAACAACATAGCCGCTGGCACCATTACCACAAACAATTTTACAGCCAATACCATACAAGGCAACATCATTGCCGCTGGTACCATTACAGCAGAACAGCTGGCAGCCAATGCCATTACTGCCAACACTGTAGTAAGTTCAGGTGCTGTGCTAGGAAATGATGCCAGTGTAGGTTTTTGGTTGGATGGTACCACAGGTAATGCTCGTTTTGGTAATAATCTTAGTATCGGTACCAGTGTCACAATCGGTACAGTAATCAGTGGTGGCACATTAACTGCAAACACAGTAGGTTCTACACAAATTGTGAATGGTAGTATAACTACTAACAAATTTACAGCCAACACCATCAATGGTAATATTATTCAAGCCGGCACCCTAAGTGCCAATGCTCTTGTAGCCAATACTATTATTGCAGCCAATAGTATACAAAGTAACAATGCTGTATTTGGCAGCAACACCAGTCCAGGTTATTGGTTAGATTCTACTACTGGTAATGCCCGCTTTGGTGGCAATATCAGTATTGGAAATAATTTATCAATTGGTAATAATGCCTCAATTGGTGGCAATTTAACAGTTACAGGATTGATCAATGGTGGTAATTTAAATGCCAACACAGTATCCACACTTACTGTATTGCCTGGAAATATTAGTTCAAGTGCAGGCATTCAACAAGGATCATCTCAAATTGGAAGTAATGCTACCTTGGGCACATATTATAATGTGACCGGGTTGGTATCTGTTGATGTACCTACTCCTAATGCTGTAATTACTGTCAATTGGAGTAGTAGTAACTATGTAATTTGGCAAGGTAGTGGCACAATATATCTTACATACAGGTTATTAAGAAGTGTTGGTGGTGGCGCTTTTACAACTCTGCAATCTGTTCAATTAGGACCATTTAATCCGTTTGTTGTTAGAACTCCGGCTGGATTTAACTATTTAGATACTGCTACTACAAACTATGGACCTGGTTCTACTTATAGATATCAAGTTCAAGTTGCTGTAACAGCAGGTACAGGTGCACCAACATTTGTTCAAATTTACAATGATTTTTCTACTATTATTGCGCAAAACTTAAAACGATGAATTATACTGCCTACAATCCTGCTACTGGTCAAATTATTTACAACATTAATCTTAGTCACGAATCATTGATTAATTTAAATCTGGCTGGACATACCTATATCGAAGGACAATATAGTAGTGATCAATACTATATTGAAGATGGTCAACCAGTAACATTGCCTGATAGACCTGCAACCAATCATCAATACCAATTTGATTGGACTAGTAAATCTTGGATTATAGATACAGATCATTCCAGTGTTGTTTATAGACAACAGCGTAATGATTTATTGGTACAAATAGATCGTGTCAATCCTGTTTGGTATAGTAGCCTTACCGCCGATCAACAAGCAGAACTTGTAGCATATAGACAACACTTATTAGATGTACCTCAACAGGCTGGCTTTCCTACCGATGTAGAATGGCCTGCTAAACCCGCTTGGTTATAAGGAACCTATAAATAATACTATGGCTACAAAACAACCAACTACCCCAAACAGTGCGGCAAGTCTTGCCGCTTTTGCAGCCAAGGCTGTTGCGGCTGCTCAGGCAGCCAAACCTGTAGTAGGTAAACTTAGTCCTGCGCCGACTCCGTCTAAAACAACTGCTCCTGCGCCAGTGGCACCCAAATTTACATTGCCAGATCCTGCGGTCACATTAAAAAACATCATAGCTGGCAAGGGTGGATCAGACACACAAACAAATTCTGCTACAGGTGAAACATATTACCTGTATCCCAGTGCCAATGGTGCCGCTGAATGGTATGTGGTGCCCAAAGGATCAAATCTAGCCAGTCCTGTTCTTAACCCAACTACTAATCCTACTGTTGCAGGATCAGCCCAAGGTGTAACATTAAACACATTAACTGCGGATCGCACCAAATATTACACTGCCAATCCAACACCCACAGCCAAGGCTGTAACAGATTATCAAAATTCAGCTGAAAATAAAGCCAAACAGGTTGCTGACACACAGGCCATTGAAGAAGCTAGAGCTAGAACTGAAGCCGCTGCCGCCAAAGCTGCCGCTGATGCCAAAGCTGCCGCTGATGCCAAAGCTGCCGCTGACAAAGCCACCGCACAGTCTAATTCCAATGCTTTACAAATCAATCAATTACGCAATGATTTTGTTAATAATATTACTAACAAAAGTGATGTTATACCAACACAGGCTCAAATTGATGCTTACAAAACTGCGGTAACCAACTTGGGTGGCACGCCAGACGCTCAAATTATTCAAGGAGCACAGCAAAGAATTACTGATAATGCCAGTCATCAAACAGCTCTTAAACAGGCAGCCATTAGAGGTGATTTTGTCAACAATGTTATTAACAAAATTGGTAGTCAAACGCCAACACAAGATCAAATAGATGCTTATACTAAAGCTATAACTGAGGCTGGTGGTACACCAGATGCTCAATTAATTAATCAAGCAAAACAAGCAATCACAGCCGACACTAGTCATCAAACAGCTCTTCAACAAGCGGCTATCAGAGGCGATTTTGTCAATAATGTTATTAATAAAATAGGTAGTGCTGTTCCAACACAGGCTCAAATAGATGCTTATACTAAAGCTATAACTGAGGCTGGTGGTACACCAGATGCTCAATTAATTAATACAGCAAAACAAGCAATTACCAATGAAGCCACTCATCAAGCCGCGGTCAAACAACAGACTCTTGAAAACAAATATACCAATCAAATAAATTCTATTGGATCATCGTTGCCCGATGCTAATGGTCCAAAAACAGTAGCTGATCTTAATAAATTGTTAAGCGATGCCAAGGCAGATGGTGTAGATTTATCTACACGATACAATATTCCACAACTTCAACAGCAAATAGCTCAAATTCAATCTACTGGTTTTAGAGATCAACTGCTTGGTGCCTATACAAAAAATCAAATTAATACTGTATTAAGTCAAGCCAAAGCGGCTGGATTACCTACAGATAATTTAACAGATTTACAAAAATATGCTGACCAACAAACCACAGCAATTACTAACCGTTCTAATGAATTAAAATCTTTGGCAGCTCCAGATATTACTCCAGGTGGAGGAGGAACACGAGCAGGTCAATATGGTCAATACATTGGTATTCCAGATGATCCAAAAACTGGTACCAAGGGCGGATGGTATGTTATGGCTCAAGGTCAATATCATCCTGTAGATACAAAAACTGGTGAAGTATCTGAAACTGGTGGTATTGCTCCAGATGCATTTGACAAATTAAGTCATACAGTTGAAAGCAATGTTTTATCTTATCGTGGTCAACAAGAAGCGGCCAATGCTGCGGCAAAATTGACTGGTGATGCCAAAACATTTGAAGCTAGTCTTCCAAGTGGAATTCCTGTGTCTTGGTTGCAACAACATCCTACCACCGGTAGTAATCCACAAGATTTTCAAACAAATTATTATAAAGCCAGCATAGGAGAAATTACCTATCACGATCCCAATGGCAAACTATTGCAGGTATCATATCCTGTTAGGACTGGACCCGACGGAACCGATTATGTGTTTATTCCTCCTAATATAGTTGCAGGAACTGAAGGTTATTGGACCAAATCAACTTCTAATTCCAAAGCTGATTTTAATACAAAACAATATGTGCCAGTTAATAATCCCACTGTTGCTCCTGCTGATTATACCAAGGCCATACAACCTTATCTTAAACAAGCGGTTGATACCAACTGGCAATGGTCAGATCAAACACAAAAACAAAGTTATGCAACACAAGAAGCACAATGGCAGGCAGCGGCAACAGCACGAGACAATGCCAATCAAGATCATTTGGTATCAAATGTAACCAATTTTATTGATAAAACAATTGGAGCCAATACCTTATTAACCATTATTGGTGGTATGGTTGCTGGACCTTTGGGTGCGGCAATGGGCTCGGCTATTGCTACACAGGCCAAGGGTGGTAATTTTGGTGATATTCTCAAAGCAGGTCTAACTAGTTATGTATTGGCCTACGGTACAGAGGCCTTAACAACGGCTGTTGGTGATGCTGTTAAAACAGGTGTTCAAACAGGTCAAATTGATTCTACTATTGGTGATCAAGTTACCTCAGGAGTTAAAGATTTATCCACTGGTCAACCAGCCACTGTTGTAGATCCAGGTGGTTCGATAACCACAGTTGATCCAGGAACCAGTACGGTTACAACAGTTGATCCCACAGGTTCTGTTACAACAGAACCTATTACTACCACACCAGTAGAACCCACAGCACCTACAACACCAACAACAGTAGAACCCACAGCACCTACAACTACAAATCCGGTAGAACCTACTGCACCTGCTACAGAACCCACAGGTCCTGTACAACCGGGCGAAGCTACAACACCTACAAGTCAAGGCCCACAGGTTCCTACACAACCACAACAACCATACAATATTAATTCAACTGGCAACCCAGTAAGTGAATATGCCAAAGGTACAATATTAGATAGCACTGGTTTACCAACCAATGATCTTAGTAATGCAGCCGAAGTAGTAGCAACTGATTCGGGTAAAACTGTAGCTTATAATGATTATATAAATGCTGTAAACAGTGGTCAACCAATCAGTGTTGATGGACAGATAACCACTGGTGTTACAGTTACAGTACAACCACCAGAGCCTATTGAGCCTGTTGCTCCAGGTGGCACAGGTGGTACAGGCACCACCAGCACAACTATACCACCAAATGAAACTATTGTAGATACTATTAAAAATGCCAACGGTACCATTACTGAAACAATGGCAGATGGATCTACTTTAACTACAAATGCAGATACTGGCGCAATTATTAGTCAAACTCCAGGAACTTCTGGTATATCATTAACTCCTGGCCAAATAGCCGCAGGTACTGTGGCTGTAGGTGGTGCCATAGCCGCAGGAGCCGGTGGCGGCGGCGGCGGCGCAACACAACCAGTTGCACCAGAACCTACAACAACACCTACAACAGCACCCGAAACTACACCTGCTGCTACTCAACCAGTTGCACCTACTTTGCCAACCGGAACAACTACGCCTGGAACTACAATTACAACTCCAACTACAACTCCAACTACTACTGGACCAGTTGAACCAGCACCAGGAACAGCCAACATTAATCCAACAGCTGGTGGTACAGGAATTAATCCTACTGCATCAGCACCTGGACAAGGCATTACGCCAGTTCAACCAGGCGCTACACCAGGCACTGCACCAGTAGGTACAGGTACAAGTACTAGTACAACTTCGGTAATTCCTGCCGCTGTAGCTGGTACAGGTGCTGTAGCAGGAACAATAGCGGCCGCTGGTGGTGGAGCAGGCGCTGGTACTGGTGGTGGAGCAGGCGCTGGTACAGGCGGTGCGCCAGGCGGCACAGGAACTGGTCCAACAGGTACTCCAGGTGGTACTCCAGGTGGCACAGGAACAGGCCCAGGTGGCACAGGAACAGGCCCAGGTGGCACAGGAACAGGCCCAGGTGGCACAGGAACAGGCCCAGGTGGCACAGGTCCTGTTCAACCCACAACACCAACTACGCCTACAACACCAACTACTCCTACAACTACAACCACTCCAAATGGTGTAAATATACACGATTATAGTGAACCATACAATGGTCCATATCAAGACAAGAGTGTGTTAAAAAATTGGTGGGATAATCTGAGTGTTGGTGAAATTGCTGGCCTAATTGCCGCAGGTTTATTGTTGCCTGGTTTATTAACACCAAAACAACAGGCTGAACAGGCCAATTATAACTATGGTCCAATACCACCTACCAATTGGGGCAACGCAGGAACCTTGGTCAATCCAGGTATGAATCCAGGTTATTTAACAGGATCATTTCCTAAACCAGCTTTTGAAACTACCAGTCCATATCAGGCACAGTTCTATTGGGGTAAACATCCGTATGTGCCTACATTGGCTCAGCGTGATATCTACAATCAGGTTCAGCCAGCCGCTGGTACTACACCATTTGGTCTGCAAGCAGGACCTGCTCAATATGATTTAAATGCTTATTTGGCCAGCTTGAATCAAAACATACCACCAGCCCCTGGTCCTGTTGCACCGGCTGTTCCTGCGGTGACACCACCAGCAATACCACGCTAATAGGACGCATAATGGCCCATAAACTAAATATACAATCGACAGGAGAATCACAATGAGTTTAGGTAAATCAAGCGGGGGCGGAACAGTAGTTCAAACTCCTCAAATGACCCCAGAGCAACGAGCACAAATACAGGCTCAAACAGAATTTTTTACAAATACTATTGCTCCTACATACAAACAAGCTGTTACTGGCGCTACTGATATCTACAATCAAAATGCTCCTGGTGTTACCAATGCCGCACAAAACTTGGCAGGTATGTCAGGTGCCGCACAACAAAGTTTAGGTAGCACAGGCGAATCAGCCTTGCGCACAGGTATTTCAGGCTTGGAAAGTTTGTTTAGTCCTGACTACGAAAAACAACAATTACAAGCTGCCTTACAACCAGCACAGATGCAATATCAACAAAACTTGGCCAATCAACAGGCACAGTTTGGTGGTGCTGGTAACCTAGGATCGGCTCGTAGTGCCTTAGCACAGGCTGGCCTGGCCGGATCTACGCAGGCACAACAGCAACAGGCTGCCGCGGCTGTGTTAAATCAAATTGCTCAACAACGAGCCAGTGCCGGAACAACTTTGGCGCAACTTGGACAAGGTGGTATCGGACAAGCACTTGGTGCTGCCGGACAAGGTGTTACAGCCGCTATGACTCCGCAAGACTTGTACAACAAATATGCCAGTGTAATTTTTGGAACTCCTGCCGCTAGTTATAGTCCTGATTTCCGTGGTACACAAGGTAGCACAACTACTTCAACTAATAACCAGTTCAATGCTGGTATTAAAATCTGAGGACCGACAATGGCTGATTTTTTAGATGCGCTAGGACAGTATGCTAGTAATCGCGTAGACAACGCAACACAACCATTTACTGATCCTGGCACTTATGCGCAGAATAGATTATATGGTGCTGTAGGTATGGCACCTCCAGGCGAAACTGAAGAAGAACGCCGTCGGCGTTTGGCTCGTGAAGCGGCCGAGCGTGGCAATACAGAAGTTGCTAGTCAAACTGTAAAAACCTATGCTGACGGCAGCCGAGAAAACACAGTTACTACACAAGAACCGCCACCTGCTCCTGTTCAACAACAGGCACCACAAGCACAACCTGCACCTGTCGCTACAGCGCCAACAACTGCACCACAACCTGCACCTGTACAACAAGCACCTGCTCCTGTACAATCTGCACCACAAGCACAAGGTCCTGTAGCACCAGTTGCTCCGCAAATGATGCCGGCTATGGCACCGCCTGCCGCTGAAGCAAGACCAATTATTAATGATCAAGGTCAACCACTTGGTCGCGAAACACCTGCTCAAATGGTAGCAGGTGCTCAAACTGGTGCTCCTGTAGCACAACCTGCACCTGTAGCACAAGGTCCAGTTGCTCCACAAATGATTCCTGTCGCCGCACCTGTAGCACAGGGTCCAGTTAATCCAACAGCACCTGCGGCTACAGCACCTGCACTACAACCTGCACCTACACCACAACCTGCACCACAACCAGCCTGGGCCGATCGTTTAACCAGTGCTAAAACAGCAGATGATTATAGTAAAATTATTGAAGATCCTACTACTCCACCTGATATTCGTCGTGCGGCTGCTAGTCAATATTCAACTGCGTTGGCTTCTGATGAACGCCGTCGCCAAGATGAGAAAAAATTAGAAACAATGACACCAACTGATCTAGCTCGTGCTATGACCAAGCGTGGTGAAGAAGGTAGTTATCTTAAAGCCATTTTGTTTGCTCGTTTGGGTTTAAATAAATTGGCAGATGAAGAACAACAAAAATTAGGTGCTGGTACAAAATTTGAAAGCCTAATGGGACCAAACGGTCAGCGTTATACAGCTGAAATTACAGGTGATGGTGGTATTAGTCGTGCATTTGATGCTTCAGGCCGTTCAGTTGATGAAAATACCCTAGCACAATTAAGTGCCAATGCCTTAGCGGCCAAAGGTGTTGGTCACGCCGGTGCCACACGAATTCGTGATAGCCAAGGCAATGAATTTTCTGTTGTTCCAACCACACGCGGTAGTGTATTTTATAAAAACAATGGTGAACTTGGAACTCCAGTTGGAGCCACAGTTCCTATTACCACAGGTAGCGATGTTGCTCTTGAATATAACAAACGCTTTTATGGCGCACAAGGTGGCGCACAAGGCAAAGCTGCTGGCGAAGGATTTGTACCAGGCGGCACAGTTACCGCCCCAGGTATGCCAGGTGGACAAGTTACTAGTACTGGATATGCTCCAAGTGCTACACAAATTGCAGCCGCAGGCGGAATTCGTTTGAGTCCCAAAGGCGGTGTGCGTGATACACAAGGTCAAGCAGATCAAGTGGCACAATGGTATGCAGGTGGTATGAAAGGTCCTCGTCCAGCAGAACCTGGTACTAGTGCCCACGAAAATGATCGTGCTATAGATGTTCCAGCAGATCAACGCACACCAGAAAATCGCCGTTATTTAGAATCTCAAGGATTAAAGAATACGGTACCAGACGAACCTTGGCATTTTGAATTGCCTCGTCCAACTACATCATCGGGTGCCACAATTGCCAATCCAAATACACCAACCACAACAGGTGCTGTGGGTGGACCTGCACAACAACGCCAAGCATTAGAAGTTGCTGGCAAGCGCAGTGAATCATTTAACAAAATTATTGATACCGAATATCGTGAAAATGGTCAAAAGGGCGAAGTTATCAGTACCAATCGCAAACAGCAATTTGATATTCTTAATCGCACAGATCCAGTAACAGGCAAAGGAATGGCCGAAGTCTTGAGTGGTATTGCCACAGCGGCCAACCTAAATCCCAATGATCAAAAGCTGACTATGGTTCGTGATATTTTGTTGGGTGGAGTTAGACCAGAAAAAGAAATCGCTCAACGAGCATATGAATTAAATCTAAGTCCACAAGCCAAAGGTGCGTTACAAGATTACAGTAGTTTGAATGCTCAAATTGCTGGTCAAACACTGCGTGAAACAGCTGGTCCAGGTTCAGTCAGTGATGCTGAACAAGCGGCCAACAAGGCACGAAATGTTGATATTACCAAGGCTCCAATGTTGGGTGCTTACAATATGATGGCTCGTAGTCAGTTCAATGGTGACATACAGCGTTATAAATCTGATTTGTCGGCCAACACTGCCGCACCAAATGCCACAGTGTTTGATCGTGAATTCCGTAAAGAACAGTCCAAATTGGTCAATGCTTATCGCGAAGTTACTGAAGCTCGTTTAGATTTTATTGACAAAAATGGTGGTGCCAACAATCCTGCGGCAATTCGTGAAGGATACAAACGCTTTCCAATTCCACAATATGATGTAGAAACTGGCAATTGGAAGTACCTCAAACCCTTAGATAAGATATTCAAATAATATGGATGATTTAGAAACCAAACGGGCAGAGGCTCGAGCACAAGGCTACACAGATGAGCAGATTGATGCTTATTTGAATCCTCAATCAGTTGAACGCCAGGATCAACCCAAACAAGAAGGTCCCGGTATGTTTCGTACTCCTGCAGTAGGTGGCGGTGGCACGCCTGCAGGTCCTGTTAGTCCATTTGGTAGTCACGGCGAAGAAAACAAAGCTATGGCACAGTATGTTGCAGGAAAGGCTTTAGAATATGGTACTGAATTATATACTGGTAAAAAATTAGTATTGGATCCTTTGCTTCGTGCATTGGGTAATCGCGGTGCCGCACCCGCTCCGACACCTGCTCCGACAACATTTACCGGTGGTGCTAATCCTGCGTTTGATCGAGCACTATCACAGGCACCTCAAACAACTCAACCAGGTATTATTCAGCGCGGTATGGATACAGTTAGAGCATTGGGTCCAAAAATGCAAGAAATTGCCGCAAGTAGAGTCATTGCTCCAGCAGCGGCTGCCGCTCCTGCTATGGCTGCCCCGGCCGCTGTGGCCGCAGGTGGTGCAGGATTAACTGCCTATGCCACAAACCTGTTAAGTAAGTTATCACCAGAACAGCGTCAACAATTGATGGGTGATGTTGGTAGCGATACAGGTTTTGCCGCTGCCATTATGAACCGCGGACAATAATATGACAACCTTAGATCAATTACTAGAAACATACAGTGACAATTTTGTTAACAGCTACAGAGCACACAGTTGCCATTTTAACATTGTTGGCAAACAATTTTATAGCCTACACAAATTGCTACAAAAGATCTACGAAGATTCAGAAAGTATTCAAGATGATCTAGGTGAATTGATCCGTGCTTTGGGTGCTTTTGCTCCTGAAACCATTGGTGAAATTTTAAGCCTGGCTGACCTGGAGGATGAACAGGCTGCAGGTTCCGAATGGACCGACCTAATTGAACTGGTCCTGGCTGGTCAAGAACATATGATTGAATCATATCGTCGTTTAGAGGAAATTGCTGATGAAGAAAACAATGAAGATATTGGTAACTTTGCTCAAGACCGTATACGCCAGCACAAGAAGTTTGCTTGGATGCTCCGATCAACCTTGGAATAATCGTGACAGAATTGACCGTGATTGAATCAATAGAAGGTGAAAGTACCAATCTTAAATTGCACACAGATCTTTGCGCACAACGCTATAATCAATTGATTTTGAAATTTGATGAAGTGGATCATAGACTTGATCAAGTCACAGTCTTGTGTAATGAAATCAAAGAATCAGTAACAAACCTAAAATCCAGCACACAGACAACTTATTTGAAATGGGCTGGATTTACGATTGTTGTACTAACCGGCGTTTTGGGTGGCCTAGTGGGTCGCCTGATTTAATTAAGCCAGTGCGACCCTATTAAGAACCGAGTAATTTTCTGGCTTTCTAGCTCGGGTATCAACGAATTGGCAGGCGTAGCTTATGTCGGGTCAACTCTAGCAAGAATATTGGTTTCTTCTACAATAAAATATTCCTGCTCTAAGTATTCAAAGCGTCCCACACGCGACCAATCCACAACCAATTCATCGCCGGGTTTAATTTGTGTGGCTTGAGGGCCAACACTAACAGCAACAACTCTAGGCGATTCTGTACTTGAGCGTAGGATAATGCCACCCTGTGTGGTCATTGCAGGTTGGACTTTTTTAACTATAACTCTATTGCGTGTTGCTATCATTGTGTTTCCTTTAAAAATCGTAATCTAAAAAATGTTTCTTCTTTGGGTGTGTTAAAAGTTAATACTACACTGTCATCTATTGTGACATCAAAATCTGGTACATCCACAGCACCTGCAGAATCATCAAGATACTCTTCACAAATATTAATCCACTGATCTACGGTTAGACTGATCATTCAGTTCGTCCCCGATAAATTTCCATTGTAGGAGCGGCTCCGGTTGCTACTATGACCACTTCGGGTGGATCCTGATAAGGTCCTGGTGTATATCTACTGTCAGCCACAATGTTAGTATTGACCGACCCTTCTACCTCAAAGGTTGCGGTATTCAAGCGTTTGTAGGCAATTGATCCACGCACACTGTAACCAGCTCGCTGGTGTAGGTGCATAAAGGCCGCCTGATCGCCACGCACCGTGCTACTGCATATAATCTTAATATCACAAGCACGGGCCCAGGTTTCCCACATACGAATCATCTGCGCCAACAGGTGTATACGACCTCTACTACTCAATTTCATATTGCAGTGTGCTATGCGAATGGCAACCATTTCTTCGGTTGACCACGGAGCATACTGTCCACGCATAGCCCAGGTATAGGCCAACAACTGCCCTGTTTCTGTGTGCGTTGCTACACTGAGCAGTTCTTTTCGAGGATTATAAAATTGATTCACAGTGGCCAACAACACATTTCTACTGTATTCCACTGTGTCATTTTGAAATATCGCATCTGTTTCTAGGCCAAAATGACTCTGAGCCATTGCTGTGATTGCTTCTGTGTCAGGACCGGCGGCTGGACGCCAACGCCAAGGATCTGATTCGGTGTGTGCATATTGAGATAAGCTGGTATCTTTGGCAGTTTTCATTTGATCTTTCGTGCTGTTTTGGGTTGGGCTGGCAATCCCAATTGACTGCGTCGACGCTTTTGTGCTATACTGCGCCAGCCCAAAGCCACAGCCGCGCCTTGTAGTCTAGCGTGTTCTTGACGGGTAATGATCTGTACATTGTCCAAGCTCCAAGGCAGGCTCCAATCAATTCTAGTCATACAGTAGTCACCACGCTCACGCCCGCGATTTAGCCAAACACCTGATTTGGCCCAGAGATCTTTCCAGACTTCAAATGTGATTGACCATCCTTCTTCGCGCCATTGTGCTTGATTTCGCTGTTGTACAAATACTCTGTAACGATGATGTTCTTCAGGATCTGTTCCTGTGACCCACATTTCGGGACGCGGCCCTGGGCGTCCTGTGCCGGGTCTAGGCCCTGTACGACCAAATCTATTCTTGCGCATAATTGTTTCCTGATTCAAATAACTGTCCATATTGGGTAGGCCTTGCAGGAACACCTGTGACCAATTCAATATCCCAGTCAGTGCCCTCAAACAATCGCTGCCAACGACCCAGTAGGCCTGAGGGCAAGTCCTTTTGTTTTACAAACTGTTCAACCATATCGGTCACTATTTCACTGGGTGTGTAGTTCATACCTGTGGTTTTTTTATAGCCTTTAAGAGGTGTAGTCCACCAACGATAGGTATCCAGGTCACTATCACAGCGTGCCATTATGTCAGCGGCCACTGAATAGATATGTGCTCGTAAACGATTGTATTCGGTTTGTGTTTGTTTGTAGTAGACAGTAGCGAAACGAACTCCGGGTCTAGGTTCCATTTCTTTCCTACTGGTATATTGAAATTGTCGGGCCATACTATGCTTTCCTTGTTCTATGTTTTATTTAGCTAAATGATTCAATTATGTGTAATTTATCGCTATAAACCTAAACAGGCTCGCATTTCGATACCAACTTGATGCCAATTTTGTAAGATATTTTGTATTAGATATACTTGTTGTTTGGGAGTAAGTTCGCGATGTTCTTGATAATAATCACCAATACCCCATAGTGTTTCTATTACTTGGCCCGTTACAGAATGTTGTTTGCCAATTCCTCTTAGAAATATTTCTGCTAAACGAATAAGATCTCTATTAGAATAATTGGATATAATTTCTCTATTAATTACAACAGGATTTAATTGATCAAGATCTAAACTCAAGTTTTCTATTAATTCAGGTAAGTTCATAATAGATAGTATACAGCAATCAATATAAAATATCAAACTCGCTTTGCTCATTTGATATGCTTCGTATATAAAACTTCAATTTCGCAAGCTCATTTCGTTTTATATCCAAGCAGTTGTTTAGATGTTAGATCCTATGGCCACAATACCGCTTATGCAAGCAGTATCAACATACCGGTAGGTGTTTTATTTGGATAATCACTTTGGTTCTGCCCTTACCATACCTACAGCGATTTTTAAGAGAACTCTCAGCGGTTCGTTGTTCTCATAGTGACTTTGATATATCCCATACCATTCCGATCGCACAAACCCGACACCCGCATTACCAGGATACGATTTTAGGCTACATTATTGTAGTGTGCAAAAGCCGCTTGACAGATACAAGCGATTTGGATGCTGTGCGAGGCCTCAGTATGCTCCACAAGATTCTCCAGCACAATAGATATTCGGCGTGCCAACCTTTTCTGTAATACAACTTACTACTAAATCTCCACTATTATATATGACAAGTCTAAAATATCCAAAGAAAAACCCCCTAGCTGGCTTAAGAACTAGGGGGTTTGTTTGCCGTTTTTGATTTGAAGTTGGAGACTTAAATTTACAGAAAGGCGGATGTAGGGAACAGAATTAAAAAAAAGGATAGCGTTATGACCACGCACAAATCAACATCCACTGTTTAGGATGTCGCTGTTCCCTACAAAAATATTTAGTCCTTGTGCGGAATAGTATAAAAGTTAGGGCGCATTTCTCCCCTTAATCCGCGTATACAAGTTACCAGTAACGCACGATAGTACCATTCTTCTGTGACAGGTTCTGCCGATATTGAATCCCAAGTTAGGGCAGTTTCCCATTCCGTCAAGATTTCGGTCATTGTGTCGGTCGCAGTACCTGATAGGATTTCTTCAGCAGTCTCAAGCACACAGGCCAGCTCTTCCGCACTACAAAAACGGTGCGGAACCGGACCCAACTGTTGTAAATTAACCACAATCATACGAGTATTTAAGGCTTGACACAAAAAGACCAGGCTGTTATACTATAACTTGTTAAACAAACAAATAAGGAATACCAAATGAAATTAGCCAGCGCCCTAGCCTTTGTCGTCACCAGCACCCTAGCACAAGCACAGGTCTATGTGCCCGGACCAGGATATCCGCTTTGTTTTCCCATTGTGCAACCAGGTGGAACCACTGTGATGGTGTGCCAATGAATTTTGAACAACTTAGACTACAGATCCATATGAGACGCTTGTACGAAACCCTGGGCACTATGGACGCGGAATTGATGATTGTAGACGCTTTTGTAAGAGAACAGGCCAGGCACGAACGAATTCTACAGCAGTCACAGGATACAAGTAATCACGCTCACCCATCAAGTGCCACCCACCCGATTTGAATAGGTACACCTGTCGGCGTCGGGTTACAGTTTGGATTCGTGTGGCAGGCATTTGACCAGTATTTACACAACCTGGTTAAATAGCTACACAATGAGTAGACCCGCACCTGATGTGTTAGAAAGCCTACAAATAGGTGATTATGAATGGACCATAGCTGAAGCACCTGAAAGCTGGTGCGTGGTTCGTTATGAACGCCCAATCTACATAATCAAACAGCACTGGTTACAGGACCGCAGGCGTTATCCTCGCAACACATTCAATTCAGCCGCACACGCACAGAATCTAGCCGACAAGCTGAATCGAATGTTTAAGACCACCGCATATACCATAAGGAGAATGCAATGAATCAATTCACATCAGGACCGGGGCCTGTGCGTATGCCCAATCGTCGCACTGTACCCAATCCAAGTCCCCTAAATCCCAGCCCTTATCCACCGGCACAAGGCAAATAACATAAATATCCGTATGACAACGGAAAAGGTTTCAACAAAACAGAAAATCAGCTCACGCGGTGGTGCTCGTGCAGGTGCGGGTCGTCCCAAAGGATCCACTGCCTTGATCACGGCTCGCACACTGCTTGATGCTATAGAAGACCGTTCAGGTCGACCATTTGAAGAACTCTTGGCCGATGGCTACAACCGCACCATAGAAGAAAACAATACCAAACTGCGTGTAGAGTATGAGCGTATGTTCTTGGGCAAGGTCTTGAGTGACCGTGTGCAGATGGACATAAATGAAGCTCCTGAATTGGTAGAACAAAAGCAAGCGGCATTCCAAGAAGCCCTGGCTAAACTGGCGGCTTTGACTGACAAAGCTAAATAATATACAAGGAACCAATATGCCATTGATTAAATCGAGTAGCAAAAAGGCCGTAGGCAAAAACATCAAACGAGAGATGGCAGCCGGACGCCCACAAAAGCAGGCCATTGCAATTGCCCTGACCGAGCGTCGTGAAGTAGCAAAAAAGCAAGGCCGTAAGATGCCTACAAAAGGAAAAACAAAATGAAGAAACCCTCAAACACCGGTGCAGGCCTAAAGACACGCACAGCGTCGTGGCAGTATGATTCAATGACTCTGGCTGCAGGTATGGACAATGATTCAAACCATCCAAGTTATAAGAAACTTACCAAGTTCTCTGGCAACCCAAGCAAGGCTCCGGCTGGATCACCTGATATGATCAACAAAGGTCGTGGTCCTACAAAAGGCAATATGGGCTGTGGTATAGAAGGACCTGCTTGTCCTCCATACAGTTCAGTGCCAGCATTCCAAAAAACAATGGGCCCAAGTGATTCAATCAATGGCGGTGCACAGGTTCGCACACCAGGTGGCACTCGAGCATTTGATCCAAGTGCTACTCAAAACTATCGTGGTAATCCAGACCGAATCAACTCAGGTCGTGGACCAACCAAAGGGAACAGTCAATAATGTTTAGTCCTGTGTTCAGACCTCTCGGTCCTACTACATTTCTCAGTGCCAACACCACAGGTGTGCAGGCCAATATTGTTAGTTCAGGTGCCTCAACACCTACCTATCTAAAGATTGACAATATCAACAATGCCAATGTGGATGCGTTTGTAAACTTTGGCACTGCCAATACCACCACGGCCACTATTGCCAATGCCACCTCAGTTGGCAACAGTATCATTGTTCAACACAATGACACAGTGTTTGTGGCAACTGCTAGTGGATTCAATCAAGCGCCAGCAAGTAAATTATACATTGCTGGTATAACTGTGACAGGCACAGCCAATATCTATATCACGCCAGTGGCAATCGTCGGTTAAGGAAAACAAAATGGCAGAAAAATGGATTCAGAAAGCTATCACGAAGCCGGGCGCATTAAAGCGTGAACTTGGTGTAAAGAAGGGTGACAAGATCCCCGCCAAGAAGTTGGCAGCGGCAGCCAAGAAAAAAGGCGTAGAAGGTAAGCGAGCACGCCTTGCAGAAACACTAAGAGGATTTAAAAAATAATGGCAACTACCAAAAACCCAGAATCAAAACCCATCAACCAGAAGCGTGGACCAACCACCGGCAATCAAAACCCTGGTGGCAAGCGTGAAGCATTTGTGAAGGCCAAGAGCGACTCGGGCAGTGAGAAAAGCAAGCTGGCTGACTTTGTAATGAATGCGCTAGGTATGCGTGGCGACGGAATGAAACCTTATGTTAATCCTGCACTAGAAAACATTTCAAGTAATAGTGCCCGGACCACAGGCATCCGGCGTAACTCCACAGCGGATGGCGCCAACTTGCCCGGCAAGTATAAGATGCCAAAGACTCGCGGTTAATAAATACCAGTAACACCACTTGAGGATCGGATCCTCAAGTTTGTAGTAT